CGGGTACTCTAGTTTTGGAAGTTATGTAGGGAATGGTTCAGATGGAAACGGTCCTTTCGTCTATACCGGGTTCCGACCCAAGTGGGTTATGGTTAAGTCTTCAAGCAGTGATCCAAGTGGTGGAGGATATTGGAATATTTTGGATGCTACCCGTAGCAACTACAACACGGCAACCAATAGGCTTGCGGCAAATGTTTCCAGCGCTGAAGATAGTGGTTTTAGCTGGATGGATCTGCTTTCAAACGGGTTTAAGCTGCGTCAGCTTTTGGACGGTAGCAACGTGAGTGGGGTGACGTATATCTACATCGCCTTTGCCGAGTCCCCCTTCAACTACGCCCGCGCCAGGTGACTAGAGAACAAGACCTCTGCGGCGACTTGACACCGTGGTAATGTGGTAGGGCAGCGGTGCGCTAACACCCTGCCCCATGACCGCCGATTGGAGGATCGACGATGACCCAAGATTACCCACACCCCATCACCCCACCGCCGGAGCTGGTGCAGCAGTGGGCTGACGCACATTTTGCCGCCAATGGATGGCTTGACGCTTCAGGCGATGGTTCGGGGGTCCGCAAAGTAATCGCCACCCGCGCCGCTCAATGGGGCTCTGACCAGGAACTGGAGGCGTGCCTACAGCATCTGGATGCCAAGGGTCATCACCCAACCGTGCTTGACGCCCTCCGCGCCGCCCGCCGCCCCAAGCCGCCAAGTTTGAAGGAGGAAGCCTTAGAAGCCTTAGAAGAAATTGGACAAGTTGGAAGCGCATTGGTGAGAAGCAGAAGTGACACCATCCGCAAAGCCCTGGAGCAACTCGATGACTGACCTCTCCCCCGCCGCGCAGGCTGTGATGACCGCAGGCACGATGGGCAACCCCAACGTGATTAACGATCCCGTCTACCGGCAGTGCATTGCCGCCGCCCTGCGGGCTGCTGCGGATCAGGTGATCTCGCCATTGCCACCACCATGCGAAGACTTTGATGAGTACGCGCAAGGTTTCTTGGCAGCTCATGTCAAATACCGCGCCGAACTCCTCGCCATCGCCGCCGAGCTTAAAGCCCAGTAGTCATTCCAACTTCCATGTCTGAACTTTCACCCGCAGCAAAAGGTGTACTTGAACGGGCGATGGAGTTTTCTGGACCTGCGTTTGAGCGACTGGTACGTCAGATGCTTGGCGAAGCAATCCGTTCTGCTGTAGCCCATACTCAACAGCATCGTGGAAACGAGGTGTGGACTTGTGATGCCGATGAGCTTCTGGCTATCGCTGACCAGCTTGAAGCCCAGTAGTCGCTTCCACTACTGCGTCAGGAGCATACTGTCGAGAAGAATAAGCTTCCTATAATGGAAAGATAAAAGAATTAGCAACATGTTTTTACTGGACGGCCATCCCCTATCCCCTGATGTTCCTTTTGAACATGATGGGATTCAATACCCGCCGAACTGGTTAAGGCTTTCTACTCCAGAAGAGCGTGCTGCTATTGGAATTACAGAAGTTCCTGATCCCCCGTACTACGATCAGCGCTTCTATTGGGGATACGATAAAGATGGTGCATTGATTCCTAAAGATCACGGCCAACTGGTTGAGCAGTGGATTGGACAGACTCGCACCACAGCAGGCACCTTACTGGCGCCAACCGATTGGCAAATCATTCGTGAAACGGATAACGGCACCCCAATCGACCCCAAAATCAAGACCTGGCGTGAGGATCTTCGTCTAGCCTGTAACGAAAAAGTTCTTCATATCGGCACAACCAACGACACGCCGGAATTAGCTGCCTATATTACGGGAGCTGATTACCCTGTTTGGCCAAGTGATCCCTACGCTCCTGGTCCTGTCGCTGCTGATGCTCCTGCTGATGGGGTACAGCCTGCTGGCGATCAACCCACCGGAGCCGTAACAGCTGACACCAATACCCCTTAGTATAGGTTCAACTCTTACTGGTTACATACTGTGAATACTTCACAGAAAGGGATTGACCTGATCAAATCTTTTGAAGGTTTAAAATTAACTTCGTATGTAGACGCCGTTGGTGTCCTGACCATTGGTTATGGACACACAGGTTCTAACGTTTATGTAAACCAAGTTATTACTGCAAAAGAAGCAGAGGACTTATTGCGCCGCGACCTTGCTGTTTTTGAACTTAGCGTCAATAAATTAATCAGTGTTCCTCTAGATCAAGAGCAATTTGATGCTTTGGTATCCTTCACATTTAATTGTGGAGCAGGTGCTCTGCAAGATTCGACATTAAGAAAGCGTCTTAATAACGGAGAAAATCCTAATAAGGTTGCAAAAGAAGAGTTGCCTAAATGGGTTAAAGGAAACAACGGTCCATTACCAGGTCTTGTACGCCGCCGAGAAGCTGAAGTTGCTCTCTTCTGTTCTGGTAAGAGTTCGGGGCCAGCAGCTGAACTCATTGACATCAAATCAGCCCAACAAACTTGGTTTAAAAAAGAACCTATACAAAGTTCTGAACTGGAAAATAATCAACTGGCCAAAGTTTACCAAGGCCGTTCTTATAGAAAATGCAAAGTTCTTAAAAAACAAAACGGACATACCCAACTTGAACTGCCCAGTGGGCTTGGTATTTGGTGGGTTTTTGATAAAGACTGGGAAGGGCTCGGTGGCCGAATAGTTCCGCCTCGCGGTATTAGCGTAAATAAAGACACCTTTAATCGGATTACCCTGGAAGTTCCCTATCAATCACAAAGGGACAACTACAAGGACGCTTCTAGAACCTGCTTTTCATCTTCATGTGCGATGGCTGCAATGTACATGAAGCCAGGTTCAGTTAAAAATGATGACGAGTACCTACGAAAAGTCTTTGCCATTGGCGATACCACGGATAGCAGTGTTCAAGTTCAAGTCTTAAAGAGTCTTGGTTTAAACGCCAAGTTTTTACAAACGGGCATGATTGAGCAATTAAAGAACAGACTTCTAAGAAACATTCCTTGCCCAATTGGTATCCTCCATCACGGAGATTCAGAACACCCATCTGGCGGTGGCCACTGGATTTGTGTTATTGGGTTTGACGATACAAAGCAGGTTTTCTACGTCAATGATCCCTGGGGTGAAATTGATCATCTATCGGGACAGTACATAAATACCGATGGTGCTCACCTTGCCTACAGTTACAAATTGATCCGCAAACGCTGGACAGTGGAAGGCGACGGCACTGGTTGGTGGATTGATTTAGGTTAATTAGTAAATTCTGTTAAGATAAGGCAGAATTTACTTCCCCTATGGAAACCACAATTTCCGAAATGGAAACAGGCTTGAAAGCGCAACTAGCAAGCCTCACTGACCAGATCCGTACTTCTGAAACTTCTTTGATGACCCTTAAAGAAGGTTATTTGAAGGTCCAGGGGGCCTTGGAAGTGCTTGATATTCTTCGTAAAGAATTAGAAGAAGCTGAAGAAGAATCCAATGCGGCGTTGCGTCTAGCGCTATCTGACACTGGTGCAGACTGATGCTAGGGGAGTTCACACCAGGTCGTTACAGGGCCTTAGAGCTGCTCACAGACCACGTTCGGGAGCCTTCTCGTGAACTCCGCCTTAACTCAATCATCTGTGACGTAACAGACGAGGACCTCCGTTGGGTTACAGATCGTGTTCACTATTGGCTTTTGCGGTTAATGGAAGATGCTGAATACGATCCAGCGGAGGACCTGGAGGCGATGTCAATTGGGTTGACTGAATAAGTGGGATGCCCGCCGACCTTCTAGGCTATGGGCCTAGCGTCATCACGAGCAAGTAGCCAACCTCGGATTCGAACCGAGCCTGAACGAGGCTTAAACTCGTCGCCTCTTCCGCTGGGCTAGTTGGCCAACAGTGCAAGCATAGCGCATAGGGCAGGTGTATGCACCGTACTTTTGTGTAAGGATTCATGAAAACTTCATGTTTCACTGCGAAAACGATTTACTAGCTAACTTAATTGCCCTTACTCCCAAGGTTGCGCGTAAACGATTTCGAGAAAGTATTTTTGAAGAGTGGGGATGGCAATGTGCCTACTGTTCAAAACAGTTAAATGAAAATGATGCGACCATTGATCACATCATTCCGAAACATAAAGGTGGGCACTCCACACGTAATAACCTAGCTTGCTGTTGCTCCTCTTGTAATCGCGGTAAAGCATCTAATCACTGGCTGGAGTGGTACCAGTTACAAAAACATTATTCAGAGCAAAGGGTTAGTAAAATAAAAGAATGGTTAGAGCAGAAACCCTGCTCTTTAAAAATAACTTCAACGGAACAGGCTGTTCCTTATCTCTGTCATGATGCAACAATCGGGTGGATCGCAACCTAGTCCGGAAGCTTTTTTAAGCGATTACGCTTCTGGTATAGAATCGGCTATCAGAAAACTTCAATCCATCCGTAAACCCGCACCAGGTGATTCAGCTCTTAGGGGTTCCGAGTCTATGACGACAGCTGACGCCCTTGCAGGTAAGGTTTAATCATGGCTGATCACGCTAAGGCAAAACGGCTTGCCAAGGAGCACATGAAGTGCAACAAGCCCAAACGTGCTCCGTCAGGTGACAAACATAAATATGTGGTCAAGTCTTGCCATGATGAAGAAGAAAAGATTGTAAGATTCGGTCTCCGTGGTTATGACGATTACTTATCCCATCACGATGAAAAACGTAGAGCTGACTTCAAAGCTCGTCACCAGTGTTCAGAAAAAACCGATAAAAACACACCTGGATGGTGGAGCTGCCACTATAATTGGTAAATTGGTGAATTAAATGGCTAAAAGCACGATCGATAAAACAACTCCCTGCTACTGCCATTTAACGCAGTGCCTTCGGGATTCCACATACGTTTACCACCAGACGCAGCTTGTTCACTGGAACCTGATGGGCGGTAAGTTCTACCAGCTTCATTTGCTGACAGAACGTATCTATCAAGAAATGGAAGAAGGCATTGATACTATTGCTGAGCACCTACGCAGCCTTGATATCGCCACTCCTAAAACTGTAGAAGACCTGGTGTACTCCACCATGCCTGAAGTATCCTTAGAGAACTGCTTTAATCAAGAAGGGATCATTCTTCAACTGGCAACAAACCACAATCTTCTTGGAGTTAAATTTGAAGAGCTGGCTAAGATGTCGGAACAGATTGGGGATCAATTAACTCTTGACCTTGGCGTGGAACGCGGTAGAGTACATAAGAAGAACCAGTGGCTTCTTAAAAGCAACTTAGATTACAAAAAGTAATGACCGTAAGTCCTATCTTTTCGGATACAGTTTTTTACTATCCGACAGCATTAACCTCTGCGGGCACGACTGCTGCTCTTGATGTAGCCGTTCAAGATGTGGTGGCTGCCACTACGTTTGGCGTTCAAGTAAAAGTGGCAACGGTTGGTACGAACGTTGTGGTACGCGTTGAAGGAAGTCTTGACGGTACAAACTTTTTTAATCTGGACGCATCAGATAAAACCTTAACGGCAAATGGTACGTATTTTTATAATTATGCTGATCGCCCATTAAAACAAATTCGAGGTAATTTAGTTTCTATTAGCACCGGTACGCCAACAGTTACATTTGTAATCTCTGCCAAGTAAGCGCCATGTCGATCCACCCTGGTCGTTATGATGACACAATTCAACGTCGAGCAGTTTATGACTTGACGTTGCAATTTAAAGATTCAGAAAATAAAGCAATTGATCTTACTGGGTGGACTGTAGCTGCACAAATTTGGGATAAAGCACGAACGGTTAAGTATGCAGACTTTACTGTTACTTACACCAACCGTGTAAATGGATTAGTTAAAATTTCTTTAACAGACGTTCAAACAACATCGCTACCTGATACTTGTTATTATGATGTCTTATTGACTGACACAACAGGTAGAAAGGAATATTATTTAGAAGGGACTTTTTACGTTTCTGAAGGATATACAACATGACGTGCTGCGGTTCAGTTGTTATAACTAAAGATGATTGCAGTGTTGTTGTAGAAGTAACATCGACACAAGTTGTTGATGTTATTACCGAAGGGCCTCAGGGACCTATTGGTCCTACTGGTGCAACCGGGCCAACAGGTTCTCCGGGGGCAACCGGGGTTCAAGGCCCCACAGGATCCCAAGGTGCTACAGGTGCCCAAGGAAGCACCGGACCTAGTGGTGCCACCGGCGTCCAGGGTCCCACTGGGTCTACAGGCGTGCAAGGCTCAACAGGAGTACAGGGTTCGACAGGGCCACAAGGTGCAACCGGCGTACAGGGCGCCACTGGCGCAACAGGAGTAAATGGAGCCACAGGAGTTCAAGGTGCTACAGGGGTACAGGGTGTTACAGGTGCTCAAGGTGCAACAGGTATTGGAACTACCGGCGCAACCGGTATTGCAGGCCCCACAGGTGCAACAGGCCCTCAAGGCTATTCTTCTAGTTTATTCAAATACACAGCAAATACAACAGCGACGAGCGGCAATCCTGGTGCAGGTTATTTGTTGTGGAACAATGCAACACAGACCAGCTCTACACAACTTATTGTCAGCCATTTTACAAATGACAACATTGATATTGATATTTTTCTTGCACAAATAACAAACACTGAGGTTCTTACTGTCCAAGATCAAAGTAATAGTTCTAATTATCAAATTTGGACCGTTAATGGCACGCCAACAAATACCAATCCTGGTACAGCAAACAGTTATTGGACATATCCTGTTACGCTAACAAGTTCTTCTGGCACTGGCTCAACTAATTTTGCAAATAATTTATCGGTTTTTCTTGCACTTGTTAATGGTGCCCAGGGTGCCACTGGACCTACAGGGGCAAGCGGTGCTATTGGGCCTACAGGCGTTACAGGAACACAAGGTGCTACCGGGGCAGCCGGAGTTCAAGGCGCTACAGGTGTTCAAGGAGCAACCGGCGTACAGGGTGCCACTGGAGCAACCGGAGTTCAAGGCGCTACAGGTGTGCAGGGTGCTACAGGTGCTACGGGTGTACAAGGTTCTACCGGTGTGCAGGGTTCCACGGGAGTTCAAGGCGCCACCGGCGTTGGTACTGCAGGTGCAACAGGCCCAACCGGCCCGCAAGGCGCCACTGGCGCAGGCAGCTCATTTACTGGCGGCACTTTAACTAGTAACTTAACTTTAGTTGCAGGTGCAACAGGTGTTTCGCCGTTAACATTCCAATCGGGCACTAACTTATCAACAGCAACTGCCGGAGCTTTTGAATACGACGGTAAGTTATTTTATTCAACTCCCGTTAGTCGCGGTGTGTCACCGTCGATGATGTTTTATCGGCTTAATAGTCCATACGTAGGAAGCAACGCTACTGGCGCTCAGTCATTGTTTGGTGTCGGTGTGACACTTGCGTCAAGTACAGTATATGCGTTTGAGTTTAAATTTGTGCTTACAAAATCATCTGGTATCACCGGGCACACAATTAGTATTTTATTTGGAGGCACGGCAACATTAAACAACATTTTTTACAATGGGGTGGCAAATGGCGCTGCTGTCGCGCTTCCAGATTTTGGAAGCGGTGCTTCAAGCATCGCTTCTAATACCGCAAGCAGTCTTGTGGTCAGCCCTAGTATATCTAATAACACCTATTACAGGACGCTTTCGCTTTTTGGCACTGTAAGCATTAATGCGGGCGGTACTTTCACACCTCAATATTCTCTAAGTGCCGCCCCAGGTGGAGCCTATTCAACTCTTGCTGGCTCATACATTGCCATTTGGCCAATCGGTTCTGCAGGCGCCAACACCTCCGTTGGACCCTGGGCATAACTTGATTTAATTGCTATAGTCAGGCAATAGTTGACAGTAGCCCGTGCGTCTTCACCTGATTGGCTTGTTCCATACCGTAACAAGTATTAAGTATTCACATTGCGCTTTTACAGGTAAAGTGCTGCGTTTTTCCAAAATGATGCAGCCTTACGGGTATGAAGTAATTGAGTACTCAAACGAAGGCAGCGAATCAACTGCAGATAAACATGTTGTAATGCTGACAGATAATGAATTCAATTCACTATATGGCAAAAGAAAAGAAGTAGATTTCCACGGGGATGATGCCACGGTGGGAAGCAAAGGCCATACTTTATTTGAAGACCGTTTAATAGAGGCTTTAAAAACAAACCTCGAAAAAGAAGACATTATTTGTCATCCATTTGGCCACGCACACAGCCGTTTATTAACCAAATTTCCAAATCACCACCATGTTGAGACGGGCATAGGTTATCCAACCTTAATGCCCAATAGTTTCCGCATCTTCGAAAGTTACGCTTGGATGCATTATCACCAAGGTAAAGAAGATCGGCAAGGTAAAAACTATGAGTGGGTTGTACCTAATTACTTTGATTTAGACGACTGGGAACCATCTTATGAAACGGGTCAATACTTAGCTTTCCTTGGCCGCATCTGTTCTGCTAAAGGACTGGACACAATTAAAGAGATTGCCAACTACAGTCCTTGGCCAATCATTCTCCATGGCCAGGGGGATCCAACACCTTGGGAGCACCCAAATATCGAATACCGTGGCCCTATTACAGGCAAAGCGCGTTCGGAATTCTTACGCAATGCGCGAGCAGCTTTAATGCCAACAAACTTCACAGAACCGTTTGGTGGCAGTGGGGTCGAAGCAATGTTGTGTGGTACTCCGTTAATCGGAGTGGATTACGGTGCGTTCACAGAGACAATTATTGACGGAGTTACAGGATTCCGTTGTCATACCTTAGAAGATTGGGTGTCTGCTATTCACGAAGTTGGCAATCTTAATCGAAAGGTGATTGCAGACACTACACGTTCCAGATACAGCTTGGAGGCTTGCGGGAAAAAATACGACAAAATTTTTAAAGATATCAATAACCTATGGAGAAAGGGTTGGTATGAGCTGCCAGAAAGTGAAGAACTGAACTTCACTTACATCCACAATGAAGAACAGCCCTTTGCTAAGAGACTAAGTAAATGGATTGCTGATGTGCTTAAGCCATCTAAAGTTCTTGATATTGGCTGTGGTCCTGGCACACATGTAGAAGAAATGAGAAAACAAGGCTTGGAAGCTTTTGGTTATGATATAGATGAACGTGTTAAAAATAAGCCATATCTATCTCAGCAGAGTTTATTTGATGTTAAAGACACCGGAGACGCCATCATTTGTTTAGAGGTGGCTGAGCATATTGAACAATCAGAAAGTAAAAAAATTACAGAAGCATTGAGCAGCTGTTTAAATCCTGGAGGAATCTTGATTTGGAGTGCTGCTGCTCCAGGGCAGGGCGGTGTTGGACATATAAACTGCCAAACTAAGAAGTATTGGGAACAGCTGTTTTTAGAATTACCTGTCGTACGGTTGGTTGACGTGGAAGAAGCTTTGCTGACATACATCAAAGACGGTTACCACATGGGCTGGTTTGTACAAAACCTTATGGTATTAAAGAAAACAACCTGATACCACCCTTGATAAACTGTTACTACTAGGAGTTTTGTAATGAGTTTTTTCGAAAGTTACCAGCAAACGCTGTTTTTTAATCCTGACACCCTGTGTATACCTGGTGTGACTGATGCATATGACGTTTATACAGTCAACTACTTGTCCACTAGAAATTACACGCTAATGGTCACTGTGCAGGATATTGATGCCAGTGTTGTAGTTCGTTTGGAGGGAAGCACGGACGGCATCAATTATGGAGCCATGATTTCTAATACTATTACGGTTGATGGTATTTATGCTTACAATGTTTGTGGATTTCCTGTTCGAAAAGTTAGAGCAAACTTTTTAAAAGAAACAGGTGGTAACAATGCGCGTGTAACGTTCCAAATTGCTGCTAACTAAATCAAGCTCCAGCTCCTGAACCACTTAGTAATCACGTATTTATCGCCACTAATAGGCGGACAAGCTTCGTGAAGTGTTTTGTAGTTAGGAATTCCGTTTTTATATAAGTTATTCCAAATAACAGCCATCCCTTGTTGCGGCTTAATTTTTAATTTTAAATGTTTAAAGAAAGTTTCCCCGCCTTCTTCTACATCATTTAAGTAACACATGAATGTCCATGTGCGTTGACCCATCCATTCGGTGTAGGTCCCATACTCTTTAGACCCTGGCGTGAAGTAGTCACAGTGTTTTTTATAATATTGCCCCGGCTCATACTTCTGTGCCTGCAGGGTTTCTCCTAGAAAAGGTGTAACTCCGACGTAATCAGCAATTTTATTATCAATTTCTAAATAAAATGGGTCAATGTAATACGGGAAGTCTGCACTGCTGCTTGTTCTATACTCTGATGTAACTTGCTCATCTTTTGGATTTGAGATGGTTGAAGGCCTAAGTCTAGTTTCTATTTTTTTAATAAGCTGTTCACAATCTTCTATCGAAAAGAAATTTTTTACTGTGTAAATCTGCGTAAAAGGGTAGGGGATTTTGTCAGCTTTCTGCGTTACAGGTAAATTGTAAAAAACGTCATAGTTAATTTTGTTTGGTTTTTTATTAAACCCGCACAAGTTTACAATTTGATTTAGGTCTTGATCGTTTAGTCCGTGTCGCTTTTTTAAATAAGTTGTAGCCTGCGTCTTGCTGACGCCACTGGTAGCGGCTCGCATCAGCTCCATAACGGGATCGTGCTCAGACATTTTTTAAAGAAATAGATGATTAGAATATAGGAGCTTAGAAGCAGCTTTGCAAGTGGAACTTATTGTATTAACGTTTAGCCTGGTTTTTGGCAGTGTTTATGGACTGAGCAACCTGCTTCTCAACCGAAAATTAAAGACTTATGAACACCACCGACCAGCCAGCACATCATCTCCAGCGTTACGTCACAGAGAGGCTGCCCCAGCTAATACCTGGCGTTTTTGATGGCGCGTTTGATTACCCTTCTTTTACGGTGGATCAGCAATATATTCCACCGCAGAAACTTCCCTACAAGATCGATTGATTGCAATTCAGTTCAGAACTGTTAGGATGTAATCACGGATTGGATCAAGCATGGACGCCAATGCTTTGGGACTGAGTATGGATTGTGAATTTGCAATCCATGCAGCCGCCTTCGCAATTAAAGACTTGGACCGGGATGAACTGGAAGAAGCCTTTATTGACTTGCTGCACCAAAAAGCTATGGATCGGCAGATGTTTTTCAACATCCTCAAAGAACATGGCATTGATGCCGAGATCAACTTTAACTACGCAACTCAGAGTCAACTCTCCTAATAGCAATGGCCACACGTACTATTAAAGGCACCCTCGACACCTTTAGCGTTAGCGGAGGTTCCGAGATCACTTATCTTGGTTCAACAGCGGCTAACAATACTGGCGGCATCAATATTCGCGGCTTCCGCGTCAACCCCGGCTCCACTGGCGACATCATTGTTACCATTGATCGCTCTGTTGGTGTTGACAACATTGAGATCTTCCAAGAAGATGCTTACCTCACAAGCAATGCGCCTACAGGCTACCTAAAGTTCAACAACATTGCCAAGAACGGTAAGGGTAAAGGCGTTGTTGCTGTGACCGTCACCGATGCATCCAAAGATTACGTTGTTCTTTTGACGCTTGACGGGTATAGTGAGGTCAGCTACAACGGCAGCGTGACGGTGCCGTAACTTCTTCTGCGTAAAAAACAAAAAGAAAAAGCTGACGACTGGGGAAACTACCCGTTTCTAACGCAGCTAGGCATCGATCTAATTGCAAGATATTCAACGGCCAGGACCTATTTAGGTTTTGGCCAATTTGCTTCTTACCAAGAAGAAGATGAGGATATTTGGCGTATCGGCTATGGCAGCACCAAGATCAATAAGCATTGGGTTGGCCCTAGAGAAAAAGCTACCCAAGCAGAGATTTTCAAACAATTGGTGATAGACCTAAAAGATTTTTCTAAGCAGGTCAATCACTACGTGGTGATGCCCTTAAACGAAAAGAAAAAAGCTGCAGTCCTTAGCTATGCTCATAGTGTAGGGCTCCCTGCTTTTAAAGAATCTGTCTTACTTAGCTTAATTAATTCAAGAGCTAGTAGGAAAGAAATTATTCGTGAGTGGAGCCCATACATCAACCGTAAAGATTTCTATTCTGAGCTGACTCGAGAACGGCGACGAGTTGAGCTCAATACTTATCTAGCTGCTGATAAAGAAGTTCCTTTATTCATCAAACACAATTGCCAGTTAAAGCAGTGTTTGCTAAATGTTGCAGATAACTACAAAGGAACTCCTAATCAAATCAAGGCAATTGAGTACCTCGAACGAAAGTTGCTGGAGTGGGATCCTAGTCAAGAAGTTGTTCGTCGGTTTTTTCGTTACTGGAATCAAGAGCAAGGGGGATTAGGTTCTCCCAGGAATTTCTAGAATCTTGAATCCAATCCAACATGTCAAGGACTTGTAGGTCTTCTCCATAGTTGGCTAAAACATCATGAAAATGTGATTGTGTCATAAGTAGAAAGCAGTTTGTTGATGTACCACTGAGCTTTTTCTAAGTCTTGTTTGGGATTACCTTTGTTTTCGTACCGCCAAATGTATTTCTGAATACATCCTTTTAAGTACCCACGAAATGCTTCTTTTGTCAACGAGGCTTTGATCGCATCAATACATTCAATATCTCCGCCCGTGTAGTGAGCTGGTGAATTGACTAGATCTGGAAAATAACTTGGGCCTGAAAAGCTGATGCCGTCGTTACCAACAGCGTTGAATGAAAGGTAGTCCTCACCTGAAGAACCAAAAAGTGTTGCAGCGGTCATGTTGTGTTTAGCTCTGGCAGAATATTACAATGAGCATTCAAACAAGTCAAGATTATTCTGTCGACTCCAGGTACCACGGGGGTAAAGGAGCGAAAGATAACAATGCAGGTAAGGCGTTCTTAAAGAAATTTATCGGTGCTCAACGACAACAGCAAGAGCCCAACACTACGGAACAACGTAAGGAAGACAACAGATTTGTTGTTTCAGGACCTGGAGACAGTACGTATTCGTTTAAAAATGCGTTTAGGGCGCCGCTTTTTAACAGATAATATTACCTATATTAGAAAAAATTTTTACAAACCTGTCTGCTTGATCAAACCCAAGGTCAAGTCTAGGAAGATAAATAAAGTACCCCCAGGTGAATGGTTGACTGAGTGTGTAGAGTTCCCTACCATGAATTAAATTTGCCCGCTTGTGGGGTATGCAAACAGGGTACTTCCACATATCGGGGCACGTCCGCATCATCTCAGGGTTTGTAGTAAAAAAGAGTGCTTCAGGTATATTTCGAAGTTTCCACTCTTTCTCCAAACGGTTAAACCAAGTAACTGATGGAATTTGAGAACGTCCGTGAGCTTTCATAGACCACTTCCACGTTCCTCTTTTCTCGCTATAGGAACACTTTCCGTAAGTAGGCGGAAATAAATAGGTCTTACCAGTCCACGGTTCTTCAATATTTAATCCATCATTTTCTAAAGTATAGATTTTCTTTGCACGTAAGAACTGGTTATTGGCAAGGTGTGTTGAGCAAGGATCTAGGTCAATGTCGTCCAGTAAGGCATCAATATAAGGAAGATAATCAACAGGGGTAAGCCAATCATCGGTAATATTTTTTATCTGCCGAAGCAGTAATAATTTTCTATACCAATGCGCCATTACATTGTTACAAATTGACCAGTATTGTTATCACGTTTGTAATGAATTAGTGACATGTACTCTTCATCTTGAATAATAAATAAAGCTTCTTTTTCAACATCAAGAGCTTCGGCCCGAGCAATAGCCTTTTGCATGACTTCAGCAGGCCCCGTCATGTCCCTGCTGTTGAAATCATTAAGGGCAGTGATTAAACAATCAACAGTCAAGTAGAACATTGTGTTCTCCTCTTGTTCTGCTCGTGGCGCGTATACGATCGCACCAGGTCCTTCAAAGGCGTAGAACCCGTCATAGAAGTCGCACATGTCTGCGCAGATCCGTTCGATGGTCAGCTGCATGAGCTGACGTTCTGTCTCAGTTGGCGTCGACAGGAGTAGTTTTGAGATCAGTTGCTTGCGGCGGTCTGTCATCTTTAATAAATTGTGTAAGTCCAGAGCGTTGTAACGTCTGGCGAATTTTAGGGAGGGGTTGGTAGATGACCACAAGCTTACCAAGGTTTCCTGTTTTTTTAACCAGTTTTCCTTGTTCGTCTTTTACTTTGGCCAACTCTTCCTGGCGAATAAGGTACTCAGCAACACAACGATACCGCCGTTTTGTGGCTAAATCAATATCGGGAAACCGCTCGCAGATCGTGGCTGGCTTCATGTCGCTGAAACAAATCCTGATTTGATCCGCTAATGAAAGACCAAGAATTAGGTCATTTGTACTAGTCTCGTAACTCCTTACTAGCTCCAGATAGCGATGAAGGTCAGGGGTTTCAAAACTTCCTGACGGTGGCAAGAACATGCTCACCTGTTGTGCCAGTGAATTCACCAGTTTTTCTTTATAATTCTCAACCGTTACCTCAGCAATATCTAGCTTATTGAACCGGTAACTAAGGTACTTATTAGGGTTTACAACGTAGTCAGGATAGCTGTCTTGCGTTTCCTCCTCTACTTCTGTTAAGAATTCCGGTTCCATTACCGCTAAGAATTTTCTGTAAGTGCAGATAGCTTAACGCGTTTTTTAGCTTTCTTCCACTGTTGTTCGTGATCAATTTTTAAAACCCATTCGCAGTACATGCGTTCAGGTTCCATGTGCTTCAGATCCCCTGGAGTAGGACGCCCGCCGTAGTTACAGGCTTCCCATAAAGCCCGTGCTAATATTCGTTGCTGCTGTGTCATCAATTCGCTTTTTAAAACCTTGGTGGACACTTTTGCTAGAAGTTCGCTAAACTCTTCCTTATAAGGGCTATAACTTCCATGAAACGCAACATCACTTACGCAGAGCTGCTCTTGATCCTGGTTTTGGGGCCTCTCGGCTTCGTCGGGCTTCAGCATTTCTACGGGTTTGTTAACGATAGAATCACTATAGAAGTTCATATGAAAAAATAGTCATGGGGGGATCAAAACCTTCAGCTCCCGTAACGTATATTCCGACCCCTGCGGCCCCTACACTGTACAAATCTGTCATCCCAGAGACAGATTTTGCAAGGGCTGGTGAGTATTTAGCACGGATCAAGGCTGATAGGAAAGCAGCTGAAACACAACGTTATCAGCAAGTCGGTACTCCCACAGAGATTGGCGCCCGCCAGCAAGCCATCCAGGCTCAGGCAGCTTCTTCTTATGCTGCATCGTTGCCGAAGGGTAGTCAATATGATGCTGCACGTCAATCCGCACAAGAGCAGGCTCGGAAAGCCAGCCGCGCACCAATTTCTACTGTTGCTGGCATTGACCCCAACGTCTTTAATAACACAGACTACGACACTGCTAAAGCTGCTGGCTACTCAGACGCCGAAATTAAAGACTGGCTTGATCAAAGAACTGATGTAAAAATTGGTCCTGTTCCTCAAGCAAAATTTGGCGTAAGTGCTGACCGCGTTACCCCAACAGGGACAATAGAAAACCCTGCCAAAGCTGATTCCACTCCGTCTTGGGCCGTAGGTACTACCACAGAACAAGCAGCACAAGCCCAGCGTGATGAGGAAGCAAGGGTAAACCGTATTCTCAAAGCCAAAGAGTTAGCCAAAAAAGTTGCTGAAGCCGATAAACCAGACACGGAAACAAAAACCGAACCTGACTCTACACTTAGTGACAGTGCACAAAGATATGTGTGATTTAGGGCTTAAACAGATAGATCTCTAGGCTCTGCCTCAGCAATATATTCAACCGGCAGCTGACAAGGATCAAATCCCTCTACTGGTGTGTTTTGCGGCTCTTCCACCCATTCTTTATAAGTCTCCTTTAAAACTTCGTAGGACTCAATAGGGATGAGCATGACATCTCCCTCTTCGTATTGGATCATGTAATGCTCTTTATTAGTTTCTACGTCGTCCAGAATTGCATCGAAGTTTTCTTCCAGCTGGTAGAGGGTAACTACTTTCATTTTTCTGGTTAGGAAGTCAAAATAGTGTAGCAGCTTTTAGGTTAACCGACAATAAACCCAAAATCAATGGATGCATTAACACCTTCAGTGATGAGCTCAAAATTA